AAAGGACTCTTTAAGTATGAACCTCCAAGTGGTTTCCTAGCATTATGTGAGGACAACTTACCAACTCCTGCGATTGCTGATCCTGGTGAGCACTTTAAGACTGTGCTTTATACTGGTGATAATAGTGAGGGTAGAAGTATTACTGGAGTTGGATTTAAACCCGATTTAATTTGGTTTAAAGCGAGAAATTCTACAGCAAGTCATGTTATTAATGATACAGTAAGAGGTGTAACAGCACATTTAAATTCAAATACAACTGCTGACGAAAGTATACCAGGATTTCCATATCTAAACTCAGTTGATTCGGATGGATTTAGTCTAAGAGGAGGCACTTCTTCCGGAGGAAATATAAGTGGAAGAGATATGGTAGCCTGGTGTTGGAGAGCAGGAGCAGGCACCACAACAGCAAACACATCTGGTTCAATACCTTCTGTGGTCTCTGTGAATCAGGATGCTGGGTTTAGTATTGTGTCTTATACTGGTGATGGAAACGCAGGTGCCACTTTCGGTCACGGACTCGGAAAAACTCCAGGATTTATTATTGTAAAGAGAAGAGACAGTGCTTCACAATGGAATGTTTGGACATCATCACTAACAAATAATCAAGCATTGTATTTGAATCTTACAAATGATGTTCAGAGTAGCACTACATTTTGGAATGATACAGACCCAAATTCTTCTGTTATAACATTAGGGACTGATAGAAATGTTCTTAATGGAACTTACATCGCTTACTGCTGGACAGAAATAGAAGGATTCAGTAAGTTTGGAAGTTATGTGGGTAATGGAAATGCTGATGGTCCTTTTGTGTATTGTGGATTTAAACCTGCTTGGTTGATTATTAAAAATTCTAACGCCAGCAGCAACTGGTTTGTTTATGATTCAGTTAGAGACTCTTACAATATGGTGGGCAATTTTATAAGGGCAAACATAAATGATGAGGAAGGCACATTTGCTAATATAGACTTTTTATCCAATGGATTTAAGTTTCGAGATGCGGCGGCAAACAATTCTTTGGACCAAAGACACATCTTCGCTGCCTTCGCAGAGTCTCCATTCCAGACTGCCAATGCCAAGTAATAAAGCTTAACCCCTCTCTTCAACCCCAACAAAGGTATTCTACTTATAATATAGAGTCTTGTCAAGTATCATAAATAGTCAAAAAAGTATGTTATAATGTCTGATATCAGATTTAATCGCTGGTTACATCAATCTGGCACTGGCGGGATACATCAGGATAGTTCCGGCAATATTGGTATAGGAACTTCTGTACCAACCGTTAAAGTTGATATACAGGGTGGTGACTTAAAGGTTGGAGATCAACTATTTTCAAGTTCTGGTGTTTCTACATTTTCTTCTGGTCTGAATGTTACTGGTGGAAAAGTTGGAATAGGGACAGATGGTCCAAAAGCTGGAACTCTTGCTAAAGTAGGATTACATGTTTACACTGGTGCATCTGGACAAACTGGGACTAATAGTGCCAATTTAATTATTGAAGACGGTGATGATGCCGAAATAGTATTATTATGTCCAAGCACCAATGTTGGTAGAATAAAATTTGGTGATAATGATCATGCTAATAGAGGGCAGATTAGATATGATCACACTGATGATTCAATGCAGTTTACCGTTAGTGGTAATAATGAAAAACTTCGTATAACTTCAGGTGGCGATGTAAATGTTGCTGCTGGTGGTTCTGTTTTTATTGGCAACGGAAACCTAGTCTTCTCAACTGCCGGAACTGGTATTGACTTCTCTGCGACTGATGATGGGTCTGGAACAACAACTTCCGAACTCTTGGATGATTATGAAGAGGGAACTTGGACTCCTACTTCAGAAACGGGAACTATTGTTTCCACTAGTGCTAAGTATACTAAAATTGGAAACATTGTCCATATTAATGCATATATTGACGATTGGTCTGATATTACCAGCGATACTCAGGTTCAAATTCAATCATTACCTTATGCTGGCGAAAATACTGATGCTAATGTTGGCAGTGTGATGTACAGATATATTAATGATACTGACGGTATTGGAGGAGATTTGGCTCTCTTTATGGCGAATGGTAATAGTTTAAGATTTTATTTTCAAAATTCTGTTGGAGACAGTAATTATGCTGCTTTGAAGCATAAAGATATTAATGGTACTACTTCAAGTTTTCGTATTCAAATGACTTACAGAGCAGCATAATAAATACCTCTGCCTAACCCTGTTTAATTCGGAGGATTATCCTAATGGCACTTACTGAAAGATGCGAAAACGACAAGATTGAAGTTGTCGGAAAATACAAAGCAGTCCAAGTTCGTTGTGCGACTGTCATTGAAAGAGATGGTGTAGAAGTCACTCGCTCATTCCATCGTCACGTTCTTCATCCCGGTACTCTTGGAGAAAATAATGTTCTTGTAGATACTGATTTGTCTGGTGAAGATGCAGATGTTCAAGCAATTGCAACCGCTGCATGGTCAGATGAAGTTAAAGAAGCATGGAGACTCAAACTGGTTGCAGATAAAGAATCTCTTACTGATTGATTTTATTTGAACAATCAGTTATAATCTGGGGATATATACTATATCCCCTTTTTTTATGTGATATGAATTTTACAGTATATTCGAAAAACAATTGTCCCTATTGCTATAAAGTCAAACAAGTGTTAGAATTGACTGGAAGTAATTTTGAGATTTACACTCTTGATGAAGACTTCAATAGGGAAGAGTTTTATAGTAAGTTTGGAAAAGGTTCAACCTTTCCCCAAGTCCTTTGTGATGATAAGCAATTAGGAGGTTGCGTTGACACCATTCAGTTTCTCAAAGAAAACAACGTCATCAAAACCTGACATAAATAAATCTAAGAACCACGATATAAATCGTGGTGTTGAACTTATTCTTAATGGAGGAAAGAAGCAATCAAAACCATTTCATATTATTTTTGAAAAGATGGTTTGCTTCTTAAAGAGGGAAGTAACTATCTATTTTGAATTTTCTCTAAAAATGAGAAAGAAAAAGTAGTTTTCCCGAGGCAGAAAAATGTTAGCAGCAGGTTTAGTATTTGGTTCATTCCTAACAGTATTGTTTCTAATCGTGGGACTTATTGGTGGTTGGGTTGCTAGAGAATATATGATGAACTATCGGGAAATTCCAAGACCTCACCCCGAAATGTTTGATGGACAAGGGAATCTTATTCCAGATGAGGTGATCGCATTTAATTTTGAAAACTATTATGACGACAACGAAGAAAACGACGACGACTAGAAAGACAACGGCGCCAAAACCAAGAGCAAAGGCAACTACTCAGGTAATTCCAGATCTTCCCGCAAATCCTTTTGTGTTTGAAGTTCTTGATATTGCCTCTAAGCAGAGAAGTAATGCTAAAAAGGTAGAAGCACTTCAAAAGTTTGCTCATCCATGCATTAAGTCTCTTCTTATTTGGAACTTTGATGAAAGTATTCAATCCGCGCTTCCATTTGGAGATGTTCCTTATGCTGCTGTTGATGAACAAGATTCTTTTAAAGGAACTCTGAGTGAAAAGATTGCTGATGCAGTTGAAAAGATGGGAGAGATGGGATCCAGATCTCTTGGATCACAAGATCAAGGACGTTCTTCGATTCGTAAAGAATACCAAAAGTTTTATAACTTTGTTAAAGGTGGTAACGATGGGTTGAGTTCTCTTCGTAGAGAGACTATGTTTATCAATGTTCTCCAAGGTCTTCATCCACTTGAAGCAGAAATTATCTGTTTGGTCAAGGATAAAAAACTTGAAACCAAATATAAAATTTCAAAAGAAAATGTATCACAAGCTTTCCCAGATATTATTTGGGGTGGTCGTTCTTAATTAGTACTTTTATATTATGCCAAAAGAAGTTGCAGAGGTGTCCACAGAGACATCTGTAGAGAGTAAACCTATGTATTCCTGGTCACAATCAGAAAAAGATTCATCCAAACAAAAGTATGGATGTGAAATAATGGTTGAGAATGGAACTTGGGAACAAGTTTCTACGAAGGATTGTCCTAATGATGCACGTATCGTAACTTACGAAGTTGATGGTGAGGTTCGTTACGATTTAACACGAAGTGCAAAAGCAGTTAATATTTTTGATATGTACTGGGATAAGTTTCGTGAAGGTATTAAAAGTATTGGGTATGGTAATGGTAGAGTGAGTCCCAAGCTCTGGGGTTACCAAGCACCTAAAACCAAAAAGAAGAAGTGATTTCAAATATGCTGGGAAATTTTCCCGGCAATTTTTTTGCTTTGTAAGGTTTTGTATCAAATTATACAGAGCATGGTTGCTAAATATCAACATAAGGTCTATAATAGACCTACGTTCATCCCATTCGCTATTCGCAAATGGCGAATGAGACGCAAGTAAGTCGCGGAACGGAGCGTTCATCCTATGTTATCATTAGCACTGATCTTTTTTAGTCATGTCCCAGTGGAGAATTATCTTCGCTGTGAAGACTATGAATGGTTGAAGCAAGGACTGGAAGAGACAACTCTTTTCACTCCTGCCGAGAAGACTGACATTTTAATCAATTGGATTAATCATACAGACCCTCATTGTTTTGATAACAAGGACGCAAACGACTGAAGGAACGGGAGATTAAATTCACCCTAGTATTTCAGGTAACGACAATGAACACACTCACTCTGATCAAAAAGCAGATCCAGAAGCAAGCAGCACTGCACGATGCACAAATCTCCCACACCGCTTATCGTGGTGTAGTATATGAGTGCAAGCAAGGTGTTGACGAAACTCACGGAACATTCTGCTATCGCGGTCACACTTATAACAAGTGATGGATTATCGATATCACTTTGATGATATGGATGCCAGCAACAGACCACCGTCTTGTTATCAACTCAAATATAGAGGTGTAACATACTGGTCTTGTTATAAGATACACTTACACGAGTACTTTGAGCAATTGCTTGAAGTGCAACCAATATACAACAAGAGGGGTTGAAACCCCTCTTTTTTTATGCTAAAATACGTCCAGTGAGAACTATCTCTTATGGAACGAGACAAACTAAAACTAATCGTTCGTAATCTTGAACTTCTAGTAGATTCTCTTAAAGCAGAGGTATACTCTGATACTCAAAGTTATATGAACTATGATGAGGTGAGGCAGAGTTTGCACGATTACGATGAAATCTTTGAGGATGATGATGGGTATCCCGACTGATAGAGCAAGAAAGTATATGAAGTTGCTTCGTAGACTGATTAAACAGGAGCATCTTTATAGTACTGAAAAGATTATTGAAATGAAACAACAACTGCGAGTGTTAGAAGAAGAACTCGCAGAACTAGAGAAAAAAGTATCGAAAGGATTTGGTCAATGAGCGTAAAACTGGTTAGTGTAACTCCTGATGCGGAGCAGACAATGGCATATGTTGCCAGAGTGTCGAACCCAAATAATCAGGAAAACCCCAACTATGCCAAG